CTCAGGCACAGTTGCTATCGGCGTCAGCGCCCTGACCGGAGTCACGAGCGGCTCTGGTAACGTAGCCATCGGTCTCAGCGCTGGTGCCTCACTCACCACGGGTGGTTGCAACACCATCATCGGTTGCAATGCTGGCGTGTTTACGACTGCTAGCAATAACACTCTCATCGGTAATAAATCTGGTACAGCTATCACCAGCGGTGATTCTAACACATTGGTTGGATCCTCGTCTGGTACCGCCATTACCACTGGTACTTGCAACGTCGCTATGGGCCTTTGCGCCCTGAACGGTGCGGGTGTAATCAACCAGGCCAACAACGTCGCCATCGGTGCTTTTGCCGGTGCCGCAGTCACCCTTGGAGCCAACACTCTGGTTGGCTTCTGTTCCGGTGCGAGCCTGACCGGTACCTCGGCTAACACCTTCATCGGTTGTGGCGCCGGTCGCTCTTCCACTACCGGACAAGCAAACACAGCCATCGGTTGCGGGGCTATGGGATCTGGTGTAGTTACTGGTTCCAACAACTTCGCTGGCGGTATTTTGGCCGGTGATGCTTTGACCTCGGGTTCGACAAACACATTCCTGGGTTACACCTCTGGTCGCCTTGTTACCACTGGTGGTCAGAACACTATCATTGGCGCCTACGGTGGTACCACCGCTCTGGCCAACAACGTGGTCCTAGCTGATGGTGCTGGCACCATCCGCTTCCAGTCCAACTCCTCTGGTGCTATTAGCCTGGGTGCTGGTGGAGCTTACGGTACTGCCGGTCAGATTCTGGTTTCCTGTGGTACTGCTGCTGCTCCTGTTTGGGCCAACTCGGCTGCAGTCCCTGCCAACTACGGCTCCTTCATCCGCACGACGTCACAGACAAACACCGGTGGCGCTAGCGGCAACGCCGTCTCGTTCGATGCCACCGTTCAAGCCACCAACTTCTCGATCGTTAGTGGCACGCAAGTTACCGCTGCTATTGCTGGTAACTACAAGATTATCGGTTCCTTCCAGGCGTACAAGACCGACGCTGGCACGGACGATATTCGCTTCTGGTTCAAGAAGAACGGTGTTAACATCCCCAACTCCGCCTTCAACTTGACCCTCAATGGTAACAATGTGGCTCAGTTGGCTACTGCTCCCTGGATTGTCACGCTGGCCGCCGGCGATTACATCGAAGCGTGGTGGTACTCCGCTGACGTTGACATGAGTCTGTTGGCTGACCCTGCTGTTGCCCCTTATCCTGCCGTGCCCGCTGCTAACCTGACCATCGTTCCTGTCGGCGCTTAACTCGTCTCACTGGGCGCCTTCGGGTGCCCTTTCTTTTGCCTTGCAAAACCGGGTAAAAATAGTTACCACCTCTGACAACGATGGCACAAATAAACCCCTTATCGCGAAAATCTAAAAGTTTTAGCGATCCCATCCCCAATGACCCATTTGAGTTGTCCTCGCAATCCGAGTCGGAAATACTAATAGACACCTCAGGGGGAACCATTATTCTCCCTGGGGCAATGGTTGAAGAGAACAGGCTCAAGGTTGATGCGAGTGCTTTCCTTGTAGGTGGTTTAGACTTCGGAACTTTCTAATCATGGTTAACAAGTTACAATTCCTCCGTAGCTTAAACACCGGCACCTCTCCTGTTGCCCTCAATGTTGGCGAAATTGCTTTCAACCTGGCTGACAAAAAACTTTTCGTGGGCAATGGTAGCGACACCATCACCCGCCTCGATGGCTCTACCTCCAGTGTAGGTCTCGGCCAAGGTTACTTCGAGAGCGACCTTACAACAGTAAGCGCTAACGCCTATACCGACCAAAAAATTGCTGAGTTGGTTGATGCAGCCCCTGGTCTGCTCGACACTCTGAATGAGCTGGCTGCTGCCATCGCTGACGATCCCAACTTTGTCACTACCGTAACCACCGCCGTCTCCGGCGTTCAGACCAACCTCAACACTGAGATTGCTCGCGCCCAAGGTGCTGAAGGAACCCTTCTCAGCCAAATCGGTGCTGAAGCCGTTCGTGCTGAAGCTGCTGAAGCCCAACTGGAAGCCGACCTGGCTACCGAAACCGCTCGTGCCCTGGCTGCCGAAGGCGCCATCGCTGGTGACCTTGCTACCGAAACCGCTCGCGCTCTTGCCGCTGAAAACACCATTAGTCAAGCCGGCCAACAAGCCATTACTGCTGAAACTCAACGTGCTCAGAGCGCTGAGAACCAGCTCAACAACCGCCTCTCCGCCATCGAAAGCGGCATCGACTTCGGAAGTTTCTAATTTCTTGCTAAAATCGTCCCCTGCTTTAGCGGGGGATTTTTTGTATCCGGGTAAAACCACTTGAGAGAGTAAAAAATTGAAATTAAATTCTTACACACGCATTGAGCAGTTCATGGTGGATGCCCTGATCTCCTCTCCGCTGATTCCAATCAGTGTGAATGTATTGCGCTTAGCCGATGCAGTTGAGAATGAGGGAGTAGTCCAACAGACAAACAACATTGTTGTTCGGTACACGGGTGCGTCTAACAGCGTAAAAAATATCATTCCGATGGTATTTACACGCACTCTAAATTTTGAGCTCAATATATCTTGTCAGAACTATTTGACATCCTCGGGGCACGATTTTGCCACTCAGTTGTTGGCTGGGGCATTTATCACGCTAAACGGCAGCGTTCCTTCCGGGGCAGACGTTGAAGTTATTGAACCGTTTGTTTGCGCAACTGAAAGTTTTACAGGATTAACTCCTGAATCTCAATACACCTACACACAACAGTATCGCGTGACAATTGAGGAGGCTATGCCATACGTGGCACTAGACCCCTGTGTTCAAAGAGGTAATTGCCGTCAGATATTCCCTGCTGCTGGAGTTGAGACAAAGCTACCACTTGCCGGTGTGCTTGACTCAGCAACTGGCGGTATATATGTACCGGCTTACGATTGCAATGGCCAACCCCCTGAAAACTTTGATGCTTGCTACGGAGTGAGATGGAGTAACGAGCTAACCCAAGACGGTAACTGGGTGTTTATTTGTGACCCGGACTGTGTATTCATTGAAAACCCCCTAACCCAACCTATTTATCTACTTTCCAACAACAACTATACAGAAGATGGTAGATTGGTAGTTACCGTATTTGATGCTAACACTAATGAGCCTTTACGAGAAGTATTCTACTGTGATACCGGTAAAAAACTTGCTCGGTACGCCATCGAACTGTACACAGATACTGTGAACAAAGTAGGGCCAATCTCCGCAAAAGCAAGTCGCGATGCTTCTTGGTACCAGAGTATGAACTACGGGGAATTTGCCTCTGTGACGGGCGGATACCAATTCCTGCACGTTGATCCTTTGAACCCTGACGCTGCCAAGTTATACTTGGACGGAGGGGCCCTCATAGGCATTCAGACTCAAACTTTTATTCAAACCCCGAAAGGTCGTTTCTATTATGTGGCTCAGTCTCCGGCTGGTAAAGGCTGGATACTTGATGGCACGTTTGAACTAGCTTCTATCAACTCGTTGTGGCGCCTCGGGTGCGTCCCTTGTTCTGACGGTTTTAATTCTCCTTCGCAACCCTGCTAATGACTGCTCCTCAACAATTATGGCAACAGTACCATGCTGCCGTTCAAATGGGTAAAACCGATTTAGCTCAACAGTTGTTAAAACAACTTGGCAACTTTAAAGCAAATCCGGCCCCTCGTTCAGGCGGGTGTGGGAAGTGTAAGAGTCGTTTTTACTAAACACGAGGAACCATGAAAAAGCAAGTATCTGATGAAGCCAGAGAGGCCATAGTAAAACAAAAAGAATTCCTTGCTTCGGAATCGTTGAAAGTTGCCAATGAAGCCATCGGTATGCTTCAAGATCAGTTGCCGGAATGCTCAACACGCGACTTGGTTCAAATTTTCTCTGCCTCTGTGAAGGCACACCGCGAAATCACGGAAGATATAATCGTGCTTACGGCTAAAGAAACTCCTGAAGAAGAGTTACAATCTCGCGAATACGACGGTAAAGTTGAAGAGTTGCTAAAGAGAATTTCAAACTTCTAAAATGAGACCTATAATCTACAGGGCTAAGCAACTTGATGAACACAGCTCCTGGCGCAAATATATACGAGGGATACAAGAGCTAATATTAATGGAAGCTCCTCCCGCTGTTATTGAGGAGTTCAAATACAAGGCAGCAAGAAACTCATTCTTGGCATTTGCCGACATAATGAAAAAAGGTGATTTGCGCGTCGTAGCATTTCACGAAATTATCGGGTCCGCGTTTGAGGATTTGGCTACTCGCCAGTATCGTAGAGCCATTATTTCGTGCCCTCCGCGATCCGGCAAATCAATGATGGCGTCCATGTTTGTGGCATGGTTGCTTGGCCGTGACCAACAGACGCAGCACATCGTTGCTTCGTACGGACAACAGCTTTCTGGGAAGTTTCATAAAGACGCAATAGGGTATTTGAAGCATCCGGAGTTTTCAAAAATTTTTCCGGAATGGAAAGGGTTCTCTAGGGATTCAAAGTACGATATGCTTGGGGGTGGTTACATTCTACCTACTTCCGTTGGCGGCGTTTTGACGGGTTTTACAGCAGGTACTACAAATATAACGAGCCCCGGCGTCGGCGCTATGATTGTTGATGACCCGCTCAAAGATTCCACATCAAAGGCAGCTCTTGAAGAGTTGGAATCCTGGTGGGGCGAGCAGGCATCGACACGACGTACAAATAACTGGTGCCAGATGGTAATTGCTACTCGTTTCCATGAACGAGATCTTCACGGTGTTTTGTTGGAGGCGGACGGTATTTTTGATGAAGATGAAAATCCTAACGGTTGGCGTTGGATTAATATCGCAGGCATAATAGAGACAGCAGAGCAAATAGCAAATGATCCTTTGGAGAGGGATTTAGGAGAAAGCCACTGGCCTAGCAACAATGCTTTTACGGTAGATATGCTAATGGCCCAGAAAAAGACCATGGGCTCTTTTGCTTTCTCCGCCCTATACCAGGGCAGTCCAATGACTGCAGAAGGACAGATAATTAAAGACAGTTGGATTAACCGGTTAGACAGCGACAAGTGCCCCGAATTTGATCTAACTTGGTTGGCTGTTGATTGTGCGTTTTCTGAGAAGGAAATGGCGGATGAAACAGCAGTATGTGTAGCTTCAATATCTCACCGGTTTCCCGGAAAAGTATATATCCGTGAGATCATTACAGGTAGGTTGGGCTTTCCAGATTTGATCGCAAAGGTAAAGCACTTATATTCATTCTACGATGCAAAAGTTTTGTGCATAGAAAAAGCGGCTTCCGGTCAGTCCCTAATTCAAATGCTTAAAAAAGAAGCAAAAATACCCGTTGAGGAAATGAAGCCGCTTCGCTCAAAGACAATTCGTCTTCAAGCCGTGGCCCCTCTGATGGAATTCGCACGAGTATATTTTGTTGAGGGAGAGTGGATTGATAGTTTTGTTAGAGAACTTACTACTTTCCCATATGTAAAACATGACGACCGGACGGATGCCTTTACTTGGGCTCTCACTTACTTTTCAATGAAGTTAGATAAAGTTGATCAAGGTTTGCAAGATTCAATCATTCAAAATAAGCGTTTCTTTGGCGATCTGACAAGGTCTGGATTTAGTAATAAAGATGTGTTTCCAAACCTCACTAGCAAGCGCCTGCGGTTATTCCCTGCTGATAATGCTTTTAATGATCCCGACTATGACGCAGTAAGTGGAGAGGCAGACCCACGGTCTTCGTTTGTGCGCGGAATTCGCGGGGGTAAGAGAAACTTAGGATACGAAACTGAGTTGTAAGTTATAATAAACTTGGGATAGCAACCCCTTCAAAAAGTTCTAATCTCACCAATTAGATTTATCATGGCTAATTTACCTGTCGACAAAAACTCAAAAATGATGCAAGAGGATTTTGGCACCGTAGTCCTGGTGACTGACCCTGCCGCTGATCGTTACCTTGCAAAAGCAGCAAAGGAGAACTCTGAGCAAGAAAAATTCAAAAGGTTCTGCGGGGGGAAAGGGGGTTGGTCGGACTACACTGAAAGGTGGCATTAGTCGGGTAAAAATCACTAGCTGAGGCAGAGCCCCAATGTCACAGAATAATTCTAAAGGGGTGGAGGGGTCCTATGGCCTAAAACTCATTTGCAACGAAGTATACCGCTATGTATCCACTGTTGATCCCCTCCTTACTCAAATGCTAGACTCAAAGACAAAGCGCCGCAATCGCCGCTCCGAGAATGTTCAAATGCTTGAACAATCCTATTCCAAAGGAATGGATGTTATACCGTTTTACTCAAAAAACGATCACCAAGAAGACCTATGGTCTTGCTTGAATAAAAACACCGTAACCATCGCCATAGGACCTTCCGGGGTTGGGAAAACTCTGGTCGCCTTATGGTGGGGTTTAACTGAAATTAGCAAGGGCAACATTGGCAAAATTTACTACGTCCGTAGTGACGTAGGATGCTCCTACCAAAGAGGGAGAGGAGCACTTCCCGGAACCATGGAGGAAAAAATGGCACCTCTTGTGGGACCCGTGTATGATAACCTTGTAGTAATGATGAAATCCCAGGGTGCGGCTAAATACCTTGTGGAGAAAAAAATTGTTGAACCTCTCATGTTAGAGGATGTTAGGGGCAGATCCCTCAATGAGTGTTTGATTATTTTTGATGAGGCACAAAATGCTCTCCCTGAGAATATAAAAACGGTTATCAGCAGGGTAGGCGAAAACTCCAAAGTTATAATCACAGGAGACACTCGTCAAATCGACTTGGAGGTGTTTAAAACTGACAACGGACTTTTAGACTCCTACCACCGATTGTCTAACATTAAGGGAGTCGGTACAATTAAGTTCGATAGAGGTGATATTGTTAGAAACGGTGTTATCGCTGACATTTTAGAGGCATACGAAAACTAATGAAAGAGTCACATTGGGTAGATTTTAAAGATTCTCGGAATCCTTCTCGTGAAGAATCTCGTCTAGAGGTTCAAGCTCGTAGATCAGGAGCACAAATTTCCCCAGTGTCAGCTCCCACTAGGTCTTCTTCTCCCGCTACCCCTCAGAAACAATCTGGGGGGTCAGCTCCTCGACGTATTCTCAGCGCTGGACCCAATGGATCAGCAATTAGAGCTGCCCACGCTAACGCCAAAAAAGGCGGTAGCAAACGTTGTAAAAGAGGAAAGAATTGCTCAGCGACTTGTATAAATAGAAATGATGATTGCTTGTCAGAATTTCCTGAACCCGTACAAGTAGAGATTAAAAAGTTAGCCAGCTATCTCCTAAATAAAGGAAAT